TTGGGGACTAGTATTACCCCCAACCTCTTAGCACAGCACTCTAGCACACTAGAGAAAAGCTGTGCATAACCTATTAGGGTTAAAAAAAGGTTAAGATCGTTGTCGGAGCGTACCTTTTAAGCGCTGTAGACTGTGTTTCACAGTCGTAAGCGCTTGATCGACCGAAGGGAGATCAAGCGGGATTTTTTTTTGCTAATCCAATCTTGAGAATGGGCGGCCGGAGGATTTTGAAACGCGAAATCCTTCAACTCCCATTCTCTTTTGATTGCAAGAAATTAAGACCTAAAATTCTTTAAGTATGTTTATTTAAACATCACAATGGAATGGGTCACCCTCACCATTCCACATTTCAACGTCATCATTGTAGCTCAGCCAATTCGGGTACATTATCTCCATTGGCAAGGGCTGCGAGTCTGCTAACCAACTCCAGTCTTCCGTCATCGGAGAGGCCGGGCTCAAGTAATTCGATTTTCGTAATTCTTCTGTGGAGTTGAGCGATATCCTCGGGGACGTGTTCCTTTCGCTTGGCGAAACACTCATCGGGATCGTGGTTGCAGGTGATGATGATGAATCGGGGGATGAAAGCAACAAATCCACCCTTGAACTCGACCTGGAAGGGATAACGGTCGAGTAGGCGGAGTAAGAAGGCGAAGGAGGTGACGTGTTTAGAGCGGAACTCGTCGAATATCGCGACGGACTGTCCGTCGTAACCATCGAACCAACGAAGCCCGCCGCTGGAGATCCAGATGTCTGAGTCTCCAGATGCCAAAACCCGGCCAAGTTCAAATGCGCTCCTTGTCTTTCCAGTGCCGGTCGACCCGTGTAACCAGAATATGGCGGGGGGCTCTGTTCTTGGCTTGGTAAGCAGAGACCTTAACACGGTTAGTCCTTTGTGGAACTTGACTACTGCGACGCCCCCCTCCTCGTCGCTGGCAAGTTGTCGGACACTCTCGCCACTTTGGATTCGGGAAACGGCAGCACGGACGTCATTACGCTTACCTTGAGAAGGAAGGGTCCCGTATACGTAAGCTTGCGAGTCTTGCTTGGTGCAATAGACAAGCGAGTCTTCGGGCTTCCCACACATGGTCTCCAAATGGGCACGTTTGAAGCCAATCAATGTCTTCAGCTTTGAGAAGCTCCATTGAGTACCAAGTATGCAAGCACCTTGCAAGTGAGGGGTTCCATTCTCCCCCACTTCCTTGCCCACTACTAACCATTGGCAACGGAACGTCAAAAAGAATTCGTACTCTTCATCAGTGTAATTGTTGAGAGTAAAGACGAAGCGGGAAACCCTCTGACCAGACTGGTTTCTACGGACGGGTCCTCCTTGAGAGGCACGGGCGGATAGCTTGGGAGCTGCGGCTTCCATACGAGTATTTTGGATACTCCGTACCTAAACCCGTGAGCTTTTAACAGAAGCGAAACTCCGGTTTACAAGTTTCGACCAATAGCCTGCTTTCTTGGTTTTAGAAACTCCGGTACCACCATTTTATGGATTTTATTCTGCTTAGAAAATGAAAAAAAGACTTAGTCGTGAATGAGATTCGAACCAGAGACCACTTAAGGTATGGTCCGAAAATGTCCGACTAAGCCACCTGAGGTAGGTGAATAAAAAAACTCAGCCACTGCGTTTCGAACCCGTGTCCGCCTGGGTACACGTGAAGGGACAATGCAGCTGAGCTACCTGTACAGGTGAAAGAATAAAGATTATTTGTCCTACAAATTCCCCAGAGGGGCGCGTAGCGACCCGAACCAGAGCCTGCTCACAGGCGAGCGGAGCATGTGCGGAGCGAAGCCATGTGCACTGGGACCGCGTATGCCACTTAATGCAGACACGCTAAGGGGTTTTGCGGCGCAGAGCCGCATTACCCCAACCACTGCAGAGATGTAGATGGGCCCCGCCAGGAGTAGAGTTAATACAATTTAAGCCAAAATAGGTTTATTTAATCAGTATAGTGAAGCTTCGCGTAACTAGGATCTGTTAATTCCCAATGACCTTCAGGAGTATTTTCAGTAGCTCTTAAAATGACATAAAGTGCACCAGTACTGATGTCTGCGATTGTCATGGGACTGTTTGAGTCTGAATAAGACGAGGTTTTCCCTACTAGGGTAATGGCTCCTTGAACTAAAACAGATTCTGTAGAAACAGAACCAGCTACGTTTAGAGCAAAGTTAGCAGGATCGGCTGCAACTATTTGATCACTTAAGATGGTGAACCGATCCATGTTGTCATAGCGAAGCATGTCTAACAATTGTACGGTTTCGCTTCCTGTTTGAGTAGTTCTTCCGAAAATGTCGCTAAATTTCGGAATGGTAGCCCCGTTTGGACTTTTATCCCAAACCATGGTTACTCTAAGAAGCCCTCTCCTTTCGGGAGCTAGGGCGCTGTAAGCCAAGGAGTAACGACCTACTAAACGCCAACTCAACTTGTGACATTTGATCGTTCTTCCGATTCGGTTCCAGGAACCTGATCCCAGTTGAATGAGATTAACAGGGGTAATCAGGTCGTTTGTTGAAGTGGTGGCGACAATGTTTGATGCGCCAGTAGTCATGTTAATGTCTATGCATTTCATGTCTGCCAATTTCTTTCCACTTCTGTTCGCGTAAGCCGTAGGTCTCCTTACGGGTGGAGGGCGAACTATCACTACCTGGCCAGCTCTTGCAATGCTGGCTTTACGGCGTTTAACGGCGGATTGGTAGGACACAGGGTACTGATCTCTTGCTCTCTTCATGTTTTGAAAATTTGAAACACATGCAAAAATACTAGGACTAACTTTATAGTTAGTTAAGTTGTTTTTAGGTTGGGGACTAGTATTACCCCCAACCTCTTAGCACAGCACTCTAGCACACTAGAGAAAAGCTGTGCATAACCTATTAGGGTTAAAAAAAGGTTAAGATCGTTGTCGGAGCGTACCTTTTAAG